CGGGGGGGGGCCCCCCCCCCCCCCGCCGATGATTAGCGCGGCTGAGTTCGCGGCCTACAACCGGGCCGTGGCGAAGATCGGAGACGGGGCGGCATCCGACGTGGAGTCCGCCGTGCTCGCATGGTGCCGCGCCCACGGGGCCGCGACCGTGGCCGAGAAGCGCGAGGCCGCGAAGCTCATCATGGAGGGCTTCGTGCAGGGATACGACGACGTCGCGGCGGAGTTCGCGGCGCAGTGGTACGACGACCTCGCCGAGCGCAACGGCGCCAGGCTGCAGCAGGCCGTCACCATAACGACCTACAGGCCAGAATCGGTCGATACCGTTGCCAGATACCAGGCGAAGAAGCTCGTGAAGGGCGGCGACGCGGCGTTCGCCAGGGCGTGCGGCGAGTACGCCCGCAACGACGCGCTGCGCAGCCTGAACGAGACGATCATCTCCAACGTGGGCCGCGACAAGGACAGGGGCGTGCGCTTCGCGCGCGTGCCGACGGGCTTCGAGACCTGCACCTTCTGCATCATGCTCGCGAGCCGCGGCGCGGTCTACCACACGCGCAAGTCCGCCGGCGAGTTCAGGCACTTCCACCGCCACTGCGACTGCAAGGTGGTCCCCGGCTTCGAGGACGACCCGGACGCGGAGCTCGTGGAGGGCGTGAGACCGGAGGAGCTGCGCGAGCGGTGGGCACAGTTCAAGAACATCGACGAGGACGAAAGCCTGACGAGTGCCGGCAAGGACGCGGCGAAGCGTGCCGTGCTCGGTTCGCCTGGGCCTCCAGTCGTGTACAAGAAGCCGAAAGAGACCTTCGCGCACGAGCGCGGCGGGTCCTACGACCTCGCGGCGCACGAGGCGCTTCGGGCGGCCGGTCACGAGGTCGTCGTCCGCAAGGAGGACGCGCCGGAGGGCTTTTCCAATATCGACCTGCTGCTCGACGGCAAGCTATGTGAGCTGAAGAGCCCGACAAGCGATGCGTCTGGCGTCAACGGGCTTAGGTTCATCGAGCGCAATATAAGAAAGGCAGTGCGGCAGTTCGAAAAGGTGGAAGGTGGGCCGGTAAAGCCTTCTATCGTCGTGCTTAACTGCGAGGAAGTCCCTGTGACAAGAGAGGACGCGCTGAAGCGCGTGCGGCTCGAGATGTCTAGGCATGACATCGACCGCGTTATCTTGTTGACCAGGGGCGGGGCCATAGACGACATAAAGAAATAAGCCCCAGGTTAGCTATCCAGCACGCCCAGGGCTTTTTCTAATCAGATTATACACACCTGGCTAGCACAATGGCAGTGCGGCGGTCTCCAAAACCGCTTACCGGGGTTCGATTCCTCGGCCAGGTGCCATCGGGGCGTGGCGGAATGGCAGACGCGCGTGCCTCAGGAGCACGTGGGCATCGCCCGTGCGGGTTCGAGTCCCGCCGCCCCGACCAAAAGTTGAACCAGGCCATCCGCACGGGTGGCCTTTTTCATGCCGAAAAGAGCCCCGCACGGGGCAAGACGATGCCCCGCACGGGGCGGAAATGGAGGGAGCATGGCCCAGGAGACCACGCCCGCCGAGACCGATCCGACCAACCCTGCACAGGGCGGAGACGCCGGTCAGGAGCCCGACTACAAGGCGCTCTACGAGAACGCGCTGAAGGAGTCGCGCAAGTGGGAGAGCCGCTCGAAGGCGAACCTCAAGGAGCTCGACGAGCTCAAGGCCGCGGCACCCAAGGCGGACCCGACCGTGGAGGAGCGCCTGAGCGCGCTCGAGAGCGAGAACGCCGCCCTCAAGGCGAGCGCCGCCCGCTCCGCGCTCGTCGACTCCGTGGCCAAGGCCACCGGACTCGACCGCTCCATCGTGGCCACGCTCAACGGCGAGGACGAGGACGCGCTCACCGAGCAGGCCAAGGCCGTGGCGGCCATCACGAAACCGGCCGGCGGCGCGCCGAAGGCGCCCGAGGCCGGCGGCAAGCCCAAGCCCGGCAATCCCTCCAAGAAGGACATCCTCGGAATCGAGGACAAGAAGGAACGCATGGCGGCCATCGCCGCCAACATCGACCTCTTCAAGTAAGGGGAGAAAGGGGCCCCAATGCCCGATATCAAGACCCTCGCAGCCGCGCGCAACGTCGACCTCGTGAACACCTTCACCAAGTCGCTCGAGAAGCTCACGGCTATGCTGTCCACCTGCGCGCCCATCCACGCGGCCGTGGGCGAGACGCTCCACCAGAAGAAGATCATCGGCAAGCTCTCCGAGGCCGAGTACACCCCCGGCCAGGACATCCCGCTGTCCAGCTACGACTACGCGGACGTCGCGACCTACGAGGTGACGCTCAAGCCCTACCGCAGGCAGACCATGCTGCAGGAGGTCAAGAAGCGCGGCTACGACGGCGCCGTCGACAAGACCGACGCCGCGATGATCTCCGACATGCAGCGCAACATCAAGAAGGACTTCGTCGCCGCGCTCGGCGCCGAGGGCACCACGGCCGCGACCGGCAAGAGCCTCGTGGCCACCGCCGCGAACGCCTGGGCCGCCCTGTCCAACCTCACCGAGGAGTACGGCTTCGGCAGCGGCGAGACCGTCTACTTCGCCAACCCGGTCGACTTCGCCAAGCAGATCGGCGAGTCCGAGGTCTTCAGCGCCTTCGGCATCTCCTACATCGAGAACTGGGCGGGCCTGGGCACGCTCGTGTCCACCGGCTCCGTCGCCGCCGGCACGATCTACGCGACCGTCAAGGACAACATCAAGGTCTACGTCGCCCCGACCGACGGCGACGACCTGTTCGGCTTCTACTCCGACGAGAGCGGCTACATCGCCGTGTCCCACTCGCCCGAGCTCAAGAGCCTGACCTACGACACCGTGGCCTACGTCGGCCTCGTGTTCTTCGCCGAGTACATCGACTTCGTGGTCAAGGGCACCATCGCCCCGACCGCCTAGGCAACCCTAAGGAGAATCCATGATCGCTTTGGTCACCTACCCGTACCGTGACCGCGAGACCCTCGCGGTGCATCTCGTGGGGGAGGAGGTCGAGCTGACCGACGAGCGCTTCGCGGAGCTGTCCGCCGGCGGCTTCGTCGACCTCCCGCCCGCCGAGCCCGAGGTTAGCGCGGAGCCCGTCGAGGACGATGGCGCCGAGGGAGAGGGCGTCGTGGACAACGAGCCCGAGCAGCCCGCGCACGAGAAGTCCGCGAACGATATGACCGTGCAGCAGCTCCGCGCCGCCATCGAGGACGCCGACGGCTTCGCGCCGCGCAAGGCGACCAAGGCGGAGCTCATCGCCATCCTGGAGTCGCTCTAGTGGACGCCTTCGCCACCGTCGCCGACTACGTCGCGCGCTGCGGCCCCGTCGAGGACGGGGACGAGGGCAGGGTCGCAGCCCTGCTCGAGGACGCCTCGGCCTACCTGCGCGGCGCGTACCGGCGACATGTGGGCGCCCGGTACCTCGCCGGCACGAACCCCACGTTCGACGAGAACGTGATGCCCGTCTGCGTGGCCATGGTCGCCCGCGCGGTCAACGCGCCCGGCGCCATGGCTGGCATCACCCAGCAGTCGCAGACGACCGGGCCGTACTCGGCGAGCGTCACGTTCGCCAACCCGACTGGAGACCTCTACCTGGGGCGCTCCGACCTCAAGCGGCTCGGCCTGGCCGGGTGCCGCGTGCGCAGCATCCAGGCCATGACCGCCGCCGACAGGAAGGGGGAGGCATGATTCCGATGCCGGGGATACCGACCGCGACGGTCGCGATCATCGCCCCGATGGCTGGCGATGACCATGCTTAGCCTCATCCCCACGGAGCCGGTCACCGTCGTCCGCCCGAGCATCGAGCGCGACGACCTCGGCGAGCCCGTCGAGGTGGGGGCCGAGCGCGAGGAGGTGCGCTGCGTCGTGTGCCCGGGGGCGGCCTCTGACATGGACGCGACGCGCCCGGAGGGGGTCACCGTGGCCTTCACGCTCCACTTCCCCAAGACCTACGCCGGGAGCCTGCGCGGCTGCTCGGTCGAGGTGCGAGGCGAGACCTACGACGTGGTGGGCGACCCGCAGCGGACGACCGAGGCGGCGACGCCCGGCCCCTTCAACATGGCTGCGGAGGTGACCCGCGCAGATGGCTAGCGTCAAGTTCGGAAAGTTCAAGGCCAACAGGGCGGGCTACAGCGCCGTCAAGAACTCAAGCGCCGTCCAGGGCATGCTCCGCGGCAAGGCCGAGCGCGTGCGCTCCCAGGCCGTAAGCATGGCCGGGGGCAACGGCGAGGTCCGCGGCCCCGCGAGACGCCACCCAGAGGACATCATCGCCTACCCGGGGTCCGAGTACGAAAAGCCGCCGTTCGTGATGAAGCCCGTCGTGCTCCCGAAGAAGGGCGACCACGCGTACATCGTGGCCACGGGTACGAACCACGGGCGCTACAGCGAGGCCAAGCACAAGGCCCTCTCGAAGGCGCTCGGCGCGGCGAGGGGGTAGCGCATGGACATCGAGGCAGTGGTGGCCAGAAGGCTCTCCGAGGCGGCCGGCGTGCCCGGCCGCGTTGAGGTCACCGGGGACACGCCCGAGAGCTTCATCAGCGTCGAGCGGCTGGGCGGGGGAGGCTCCATGTTCGACCCCGTCCAGCTCGCCGTCGACTGCTGGGCAGGAAAGAAGCAGCGCAAGACGGCACAGGCGCTCTCCGAGAGGGTGGGCGCCGCCGTCTACGACCTCGACGAGGAGCCGAACGTGTTCCACCCCGAGGTCACCAACACCTACCGGCAGAACGACCCGGACACGGGCCGCTCTCGCTACATCGTGCAGATCCAGCTGTGGGTCTGCGAGTAGACAAGAAAGGGGCCTGCGAATGGCAGAAACCAACACCAACAACCAGGCGAACGTCAGCTCCGCAAAGGGCGTGAAGGGCGGCTACATCTTCTCCGCGCCCGTGGGCACGGACCTGCCGACCGACATCGAGACCCAACTCGACCCCGCGTTCAAGTGCCTCGGCTTCATCTCCGAGGACGGCTACGTGGAGACGGTCGACGAGGACTCCGACGACATCCCGGACATGAACGGCGACGTCATGGACTCCACCAGCTCCAACCGAGTCGAGTCCGCCCAGCTCACGCTCGCCGAGATCAAGGCCGAGACGCTGAAGCGCCAGTACGGCGAGGACAACGTGACCGACGCGGGCGGCCTCATCACCGTCAAGCACAACTCAGACTCCCACCCGACCTTCGCCTACGTGCTCGAGCTCGTGCTCAAGAACGGCCGACGCTGGCGCAAGGTCGTGCCGAAGGGCAAGTCCTCCGAGCTGGACGACCTCACCATCGCGAGCTCCGAGCTGTGCCAGCGCGCGCTGACGATGAAGTACCTGACCGACGAGCAGGGCAACACCTGCTACGACTACTACGAGTCCACGGAGACCACCAAGGCCGCCTAGGGCCGTTGACGGGCGGGCGCGCCGCGCCCGCCCTTTTGCCGACGAAGAGACAAGGAGCGGCGAATGCCGACTAAGAAGAAGCACGACATCGTCAAGTTCGATTTCCGCGGGCTGACGTTCGAGGTGGATCAGACGGCGTTCGCGTCGCTCAAGATCCAGACGGCCCTCAACCTGGGCGAGCGCGACTCCAGGGTCGCGAACGAGGCAATGGACATCGTCTGCTGCGGCCACCTGGTCGACTACATCGGGCGCATCCCCGACGCCGAGGGCAACGCCCCCGACGAGCTGGGGTGCTCCACCGAGGACTGGGCGGCCTTCACCTCAGCGATGGCGGAGGCCATCTCGGCAAAAAACTGACCGGCTTCGCCCGCGACTGGCTCGACCACCGCGAGGACACGGTGGCTGACTTCAGGCAGTTCTACGGCATCAACCTCCCTCTGGAGGCCGGGGACGAGGACTGCACCCGCTGGGCGATGCTGTGGCACGCGCTGCCGCGCGAGTCGAGGACGGCGAGGCGGCAGAGCCCGGCGCTCGAGTGGAGCGAGGGCGAGTACATGCTCAACCAGGCAGTCTACTATCTCAGACTCCTCGCGTGGAGGCAGTGCACCAAGGACGGCCAGAAGGGGCGGCGCGCCCCGCAGCCGCCGAAGACTCCGGGCGAGAGGGCGGACGCCGAGCGACGCCGCGCCAACGCGGAGCGCTCGCGCGGCGAGATAGACAGGATTCTCGGCATCCCGGAAGGGGGTGTGTAGATGGCGGTGAACGTCGGCTCGGCGTCCGTGACGATCATGCCCACCATGTCGGGCTTCGCTGCGAAGATGGACAGGGAGTTGGGCGGCGCGGGCAAGTCTGGCGGCGCGGCCTTCTCCAAGGAGTTCGGCGGCGCAGCGCAGCCTGGCGGCGGGTTCTTGGGTAAGTTCAGGAGCGCGGGCACGCAGGCGGGCTCTTCCATGGGCGAGTCCGTGGGCAAGGGCATCTCCGCCAAGGGGGCGGCCATCGCGGGCGCGCTCGGCGGCCTCGCCTCGACCATCGGCTCAAAGCTCATCGGCGCGGTACAGGGCCTCATGGGGGAGATCGCCGACGCATCGGACTCCTCGCAGAAGTTCGCGAGCACGCTGAGCTTCGCAGACCTCGATGACTCGACCATCAGGCAGCTCACGGCCTCGACGCAGGCCTATGCGGACGAGACGGTCTACGACCTCTCCGACATCCGCAACACGACGGCGCAACTCGCCGCGAACGGCGTGGACGACTACGCCCAGCTCTCAGAGGCGGCGGGCAACCTCAACGCCGTGGCCGGAGGCAACGCCGACACGTTCAAGTCCGTGGCCATGGTCATGACCCAGACGGCGGGCGCGGGCAAGCTCACCACCGAGAACTGGAACCAGCTCTCGGACGCCATCCCCGGAGCCTCCGGCAAGCTTCAGGAGGCCCTGAAGGCGAACGGCGCGTACACGGGTAACTTCCGCGAGGCCATGGAGAAGGGCGAGATCTCCGCCGAGGAGTTCAACCGCGCCATCATGGACCTCGGCATGACCGACGCGGCCAAGGAGGCGGCCACCTCCACCGCCACCATCGAGGGCGCCATGGGCAACCTCGAGGCGGCGGGCGTCAAGGCGGGCATGGTCCTGCTCGACGCCTTCAAGCCGCTCATCACGGGCGGCATCAACGGCGCGACCGACGCCATCACCGCCGTCACGGACGGCGTGTCGGCCTTCATCGACTCGTGCGCGCGGAACGGCGCGGCCCAGACCCTATCGGACATCATCGGGCAGCTGGGCACCGCCGCGGGCAACGTGGGCGGGGCGCTCGGCAGCCTCGCGCTGTCCCTTCTCGGCGTGGAGCCGTCCGGGGACGCCGCCAAGGACGCGGCGGACGGCCTGAAGAATGCGCTCGACGCCGCGAAGCCGGTCGTCGAGGGCGTCTCGGACGCCACCGGGTGGCTCAAGGACCACGCGAGCGAGGCCGCGCCCTACGTGAAGGGCCTCGCCGTCGCGTTCGCGGCCTTCCGCGTGGCCAAGGACGTCGCGGGCTTCGTCTCCGCCTTCTCGGCAGCCGTGGGCGGCATGGCCGTCACCTCTCCCGCGGCGGCGGCGGGGACGACGGCGCTCGCGGGCGGCGAGACCGCGGCCGGCACCGCCGCTGGCGTCTCGGCGGGCCAGATGCTCGCCTTCGGCGCGGCCGTGCTTATGGTGGGTGCGGGCGTGCTGCTCGCGAGCGCGGGCCTGCTGGTCCTCGCCAACGCGGCCGTCATGATCGCGTCGTCCGGCCCCGCCGCCGCCATCGCCATGGCGGCCATGGTCGGCACGGTGGCCCTGCTCGCCGTGGGCGCCGCCGCCCTCGGCCCCGCCCTCACGGCGGCCTCCGTCGGCATGGTCGCATTCGGCGCGGCCATCGCCCTCGTCGGCGCGGGCGTGCTGCTCGCGGGCGCGGGCATCCTCGTCCTCTCGACGGCACTCCCCGCGGTCTCCATGTACGGGGTGTCAGCCGCGGTGGGCATCGCCGCCCTCGGCGCATCGATGCTCCTGCTCGGCCCGGGCGCCCTCGTGGGGTCGGCGGGGCTCCTGGCGCTCTCCGTCGCCACGGTCGCCGTGGCGACGGGCGTGGCGGCACTGGCTGTCTCGGCCGTCATGGCGGGCGTCGGGCTCCTGCTCCTCGGGGCCGGAGCACTCGTGGCGGGCGCGGCGCTCGCGCTCTGCGAGTTGGGAGCGCCCCTCGTTGCCGCGTCCGTCATGGTCATCGGCCCGGCTTCCATCTTCGCGGGGTCGGGCCTCATCCTCCTCGGCGCGGGGGCCATGGTCGCCTCCGCAGGCGTCATGCTCCTCGCGGGAGGGGCGACCCTCGCAGCGGGCGGCGTCACGCTCCTCGCGGGAGGCATGACCGCCCTCGCGGCGTCGGTGACCACCGTGGCCGCGGGGCTCAAGACGTCCGCCACCTCCCTTAAGACCATGGGAACGGCGATGCCCAAGGTGGCCTCCGGT